GTTCGAGGTCGCCGACACCGAGAACACGCCGATCTGGCTCATCGAGGTGCCGGTGATGTCTCCAATCAAAACGGGGGTGTTGTTGTCCTCGTCGATTGCTGACAAATTCTGACCAGGGTGCGCCAGGAGGTTGTTCACATCCCCGGTAACGGAGTAAAAGCCGTCAAACTGCCAGAGGTTCAGCGCCGAGGCGGTGAAGTTGCTCAAGGTGAAGTTCGCAACACCAGACCCGACCCCGTTGTCATCAATGGTCAGAACCTGAAGCCCGTCCGAGTACCCCGAAAAGATCGAGGTAAAACTGTTCTTGGCGTTCACCCAGATGCCTCGGGAAGGCCCCAGCAACTGATCTGAGATCACCCGGTACCCAAGCATCTTCCGCGGCCGTCCGCGCTGGAATCGCACCCACCGACCATCGTTGTAGAACAACTTGTCGAAGAGCGTGCCATCCCGCTGGATGCCAGCCTTGGTGTCGAGCGCGAAGACCTTTTGCGTCATCAGAATGACCCGCCAGAAACACCCCCGGTGAAGGTACCGGTGCCCGTGATCAGGAGACCCGTTGCGCTTAATCTGAACCGCTGAGTCGCCAGGATGGCAATCGCAAACTCACTAGAGCCGGAGCGATAAATGCCCGTCGAAGTTTCCGACTGAAAGTTCAGCGCAGGCGCTCCAGCGTTTCCGTCAATCAAAGATATGTTCACCGCACCTGCGGCAATCGTCGAAGCATTCAAGAGATTGACCGAGTCGCACAACAAGATCACTTGCTGGCCAGCAGGGACGGTTGCGACGCCACCGCCAGCGCCGGTCGTGAAGGTGATCTGATATCCCGCGCCAGTACCATCGGTCTGGTTCGTGATGTAGTAGACCTGGATCGTCTGAGGAAGGACGACCGTCACATTGCCAGAGAGCGTGCCGGTGTACTTCTGCACAACATTGGCGGCTTCCGATGGGGTCAGCGTGTAGCTCCCCGTTGTCACCGCCTTGGTCAACTGCGTGAAGTTGAACTGAGTCGAACGGCCCAGACCCACCGTGTAAAAGGCTGACCCCGAGCAGACGATGAACGCTGAGTCCGCGGGCTGCAAGGCGATGCTCGCCGCCCCGTTGATCAGGCCCGACGCCGGAGAAACCGTCAGCGTTCCAGTACCACCGTTCCGAACCATGATGAACCAGTCATCACCCAAGGTCGTGGCAGCCGTCAGGGTCAGCGTCCCTGACCCGCTCGTCCAGACATAGGTGGCCGCCCGGTCGGTATCCAGCGCGGTATAGTTCGATGCGAAGGTCTGAACCGGCGTCGATTGATTCAGCGTCGTCGTGATCGCTTTCAGACCGTACCCGGCAAGGCTCGCCGCGTCCGCGGTCGAAGATCCCACCCCAAACGCAATCACGCCCCAGGTACCGGCCTCGGTAGCGTTGGTCGTGATGTAGATGTACTTCGCCTCACCCGCTGCCACCGACACGATAGTGGTGCCGTCGTAATTGGCGACCGTAAAGGTCGTGGCCCCGACATTTCGGATCAGCGCATCCTGGCCTACCGAGGTCTGGTTGGCCGGAGGCATCTCCAGCCTGAGGCTCCCGGCCGTGGCCGTGACATTCATGATCCTGGCGGCGTAGTCATCCGTCGCGGATCCGTTGATAGGCCACTGAAGCTGGGTATTGGCAGACAGCGTGATCGCCCGATACGAAACATCGGTCGGCTGGATCACATTGCCGGTGAATGGCGATACGAAACTCATGAATCCCTCACAACGGTTTGACGGTCACCGACCCGGGCGACATCCTCTGTCTTGAGGATTTCCATGATCTGCGAGTACTGGGCCTGCCACATACCCATACGCTCGTCGTTCTTCAAGAACGGCATGGCCTGGAGCAGAGACCCGTACAGCAGGGCCTGCGGAGCGTACTCTGTGAACCAGTTTGATTGATTGGACGAATCCAGGGGCTGCACGCGCTGGTAGTAGAGCACCTCAAAGGTGTACGCAGCCGCCGGGGTCGGGGCAACCAGCCAGTGGGTGTAGTCGTAGTCGCAGTAGAACTTGGGCACATCCTCCTGCGTCCCATCCGGCCAGTACTCCCGAAGGTACTCGTACTTGCGAAGGAGCACAGGAATCTTCTTGCCAGCAACTGTCACATTCATCGAGACGGTTTTGCGCCAGCGAGCAGGCTTGTCGATCACCGGCTCACCCTGAACCATGGTGGACTCGACCACAATCAGGTTGCCGAGGAACTTCAGTTCCGACGCAATCACCTGCTCTGCGAGCATGATGAACTGCGGGATCTTCTCGAGTGTCGCTTGGTCTGTACGCTCGAGATAGGTCTCGATGTCGTTGACCAGCGAGTCATATGTCATTACGGCAGCGGCAGTCATCACCACACCTTTTTCTTGATCGATTCGGGCTGCGGGACAAATTGCTTGCCCTGGCGCATTCCTTCTCGTTTGGCTCGCGTGGTCGCCGCGTATTCAGAAGGGGTCAGCTTCTCTCGTGCCCGTTTCGGCAGGTATCGCTCGCCTGTTGCTTCAGATCCCTGGGTGGACGGCTTTCCAGACTTCGTGCCCCAGTCCTCCTTCGTCCACTTCGAAAGCGAATTATCCGCTCTCTTGGGGCCTTTGTAACCTCCGCCCGAGGCTTTGTACTTCTGGGTGGCCAGTTGCGCCTTCCTGGCGCTCCATTGGCCCGGAGAACCGCCTTTCCCGCTGGCCTTGACCTGGGAGACGATGCGCTTCCACTTGGACGGGTCAGACTTGGCGGCGGAGGTCATTTGTCAGCCTTGTTGTCCAGCTTGTTGAAGATCTGCTTGCAGATGTCCTTCAGTTCATCGATGTCACGGTGGTAGTCCTCCTTCGTGACATAAGTGTGCGGCATGGCACGCACATCAGTATCCAAGCGCTCAATCGCCTTGGTGATGTTGTTCAAGACCCAGCCGCCAAAAAAGGCGGCGATCCCAACAACGATGTTGAAGATCGCCTGTGTGTCCATCTTTACTCCGCGGGAGCCTCAGCAGGGGCCTCAGGCTTGATTTGCGCCTCAGCCTCCTTCTGGATGCCGTTGATCAGGTTTGCCACTTCAACGAAGGGGCGGCTGCCAAGGTATTGCAAGATTGCATTGACCAGTTGCGTAGATAGTTGAATCGATTCCATCTGCTTCTCCTTTTGTGATTTGGCATGAATCTGCCGCTTGGTATTGTGCCTTCATTGACTGATTTCGTCATAACCCCTTCAGGTACAACGCCCGCTCATCGTTCCTACGGGTCACAAGCCCGGCCAAAACTTTGCCAGCGGACAAGTTCCACTTCTTAAACTCGTCCGCCGCTCCCTCGTAGTCTTCCCGGTTGTGCTTCATACGAAGGGTTGAGTTCTGAAGGTTGCCTAGCCCAACATTGAAAGCGAACGAAGCGAGTGCCAGATGGCGATTGCTAAGAGGAACCACAGAACATAGTCTGAGTACCCCCGGAAGAAACCGCTGAAGATCTTCTTGAAGTAGCGCATCGACTTCCTCTTCTGTCAATCGTCGATCCCAACCTGCCGGTATAGGTAGCTCAAGTCGTCGATCAAACGGTACGCGCAGGTGAGAAGGATCGATGACACGACCAACACCGACAGTCCACAGACGAGCAGGGCAACGGTAGGGGACATAGCGCACTCCCTCGTGATGCTTGAGCATCTTGATCAGCGCGTTCATTTTTTGCTGAACGCTTGGCTTCCAAACCAAAAACTTATGATTGACGCCCAGATGATCTGAGTGTCAGCGTCCCACAGGTTAGCGATCACCTCTGCAAACGGGGTTCCGAGGTGCCACGCATACGCCGCCCCGAAGATGTTGATGAAGCAGAGCAGGGCAAACATCCCGTAAGTGATGACCGGCCTGACCAGAGCGCGGGCGTTGATCACCCACCGGCTTGCGCCTTCCCCGATTGCAATATCGTGGGCGTACAGGGCTTGCTTCTCGGCCAAGGCGGTTTGAGCCATCGTCACCTCTGCACCGACCTGCAACTGATCGGTACGAATTTCCTCGACTCGCGCCTGTGCTTCAAAGCCTGCCTTCCTGAGTTCCAGTTCCCGCTCGATCTGCATCCGGGCAAGGTTTAGTTCATGCGCCTTGTCTGCGCGGTCTTGGAAGAAGCCAAGGAGTTTAGGTAGACCACCGGCGAGAAAGGAGAGAAGGGTCGTAAGAAGGGTGATCATTTTGCCTCCAGATTAAAGCTCAGGTTCTTTGGGTAGGAG